GGTTCAAATTTTTCAACTAACATAGGTAGTTGACTCTTTACAGTATTTAGCACAAGTGCTGCCATTATTCACTGTCTATATTTTCATTTGGAACATTTCGAGTGAACTTGAAATCAGATTCAACAGAATTTTGTTTTTGCTGCTGAACTATGAAATCAAAGCAATCCTTTCTATTTGCGCGTTGACCAGCATTTTCAAAATAGTGGTCAAGATAGTTTTGAAGATCCTTCTTAGACAAAGACCATGATTTATAATATGTTCCTGGTCTTTGAATCTTGATAGAAGAATTATCGTTCTCAAGCTTTAATACTCCCACCTGAGACATCTCTGGCGTCTTTAGAATATCTGACATTTCAAGTTCTACAATCTTTCTCTTTTCTCGAAGATCGTGTGTCAACTTATTGAGCTGACGTAATTGATCATCCAAACTACGGTATTGATTCAAACAGCTTTTAAGTTCGTTCTTTAATTGCTCCATTTTTTTGTTGAAGGTTAAAAAATATCTTTAAACATAATCCGTTTTTTGTAATAAGGATGTACTTCGATACAGAAGAAGTAGAGCACTTGAGAGAAGTGTACAACAAAGAGCACCCTACCGAAACTCCAATAGCCAAGGGAGAGATGAATGCTGTTTGGGCTGAACTAAAAAGGCGTTTTCAATCTCATTGCAAGAACGGAGCTGCTGAATGTATTATAACGTCTATGCTGGCAAGACCAAAAGCTCCAGAATCTTGGGTTGTAAACCCAGAAGAGTGGTTGTCTTCTGATGATATTGATCACGTGGAAAATCAATTTGTAAAATTATTTTCAAAGTATTATTTTTTGGGGACATTCCCGATAGATTTTGATAAGAAATCAGAAACTGGCAAATGTTTAGTAAGCTCACTTTGCTCACTCGATTTAAAACGTGTTTATAAGAATGGTTTCACTCAAATAGGGATTATTTTTAATACAGATGTCAGCACTGGTCCAGGTAAACATTGGGTTGCAGTGTTTTGTGATATTGGCTCAGAGTTTGAGTATCCTCGTATAACCTATTTTGATTCATACTCTCATAAACCCGAGAAGGAAATTCAAGTATTAATGAAACGTTGGAGAGATCAGTGGTTGGAAGCAGGAGTTCATTCTCAGCCAATGAAATTAACTTACAACAAAACTCGTCATCAATATGAAGACTCGGAGTGTGGCATGTATTGCTTATACTTTCACCTTTGCTGCTTGTTAGGAATTTCAATGGAGGAAAGAATACCTGATCCGGTTGTAAGAGGGTTGCGTGGAATGTTATTTCGTGTTGGTAAGAAATAATGGATATACCTCCTTGGGCTCAGTATGGTGGTTTAGCACTAATAGTTATAACAATTGGTTATCTCCTATTTTGGTCTTTGACTCCCTCAAAAACACAGGCAGTCTTAAAAGCTACGCCAAAATTTAAGGCTTACGAACAAGTTACAAAATTAGCTCCCCTAGGATGCCCTACTCCTGCCGATTTTAAATTGTCGGACTACTATGTGGCGTCTTCGTCTTATTCTCTTTTTCCAGGAGCAGATATTTATGATTATATTTCTGACCAAATTCTTCCAATGTTGATCAAGGCAGGGGCAAGATTGGTAGAGTTGGACATTTATTCAGATGAAAATAATAAACCAGTAGTTGGACTTAAGAATCAGAAATTGGGTACAGATTATGCTTATAATACAGTTTCATTAGAAGCTTGTTGCGTAAGTATTGCCAACAATGCTTTTAACAGCGTTTCGTCCCCTGTTTCGAGCGACCCTTTTATTTTAAGTTTGGTTTTCCATACAGATAATGCTACAGTTGTAAACGCAGCATCTGAAATAATAAAAACAACTTGTAGAGCTCATCTTTTGGACGAATCGTATGGGTACCAAAGAAAGAACTTATCAATTGAACCTGTTTGTAATATTCAAAATAAACTTATAATTGTTTCAGGTGGAGGTGAAATTAAGGGAACACATATGGAAGAACTTGTTAACCTTTCATGGTCAACTTCTAACTTGCGTAGAATGACTTATACACAAGCGTCACAACCACATGACCCAGATGAATTGATTAATTTTAACCGTACACATATTACCATGGTTGTCCCTGATATTGGTGATGATTTAACAAACTTTAATCCTCAAATTTTGTTATCATATGGCTGCCAATGGGTAATGATGAATTATGGTTCACTGGACAGCATGATGGAGTTGTATATTGGAGAATTCCAAGAAAACAGCTTTGTTTTGAAGCCGGCTCCTCTTCGTCCACTCAAACCCAAGAAATATAAACAACCTACATTGCCAGATCCTAGTCTATCATTTCAACCTATGCAAAAGACTTCACCAATTTATAACGTTACTATATAAAATGTCCTTTCCATGGTCAAAGAAGGTATCTCAAGTTGTTCCTATCACTCAACCAGAACAACCTAAACCAGAAGAGGTTACACCCCAACAACAACCTCAACCAGATGCTCCCGTAGAAATAGAATTAACACAGACAGTAGAGTTACCTGTGGTTGATGATAAAATCTCATCTATAGAACATAAAAATGGCGAATGCTTGGTTAGCACATGTAAAAAAGACGATGAAGCACATGAAGGCGAAGGGGACTTACGCCAAGGGCAAGGGGTTGGGACAAGTGATCAAGGAGGCCAAGAAGACTTGGCATGGAGTGGCAAAGACTAAGAAAGTTCGTCGCCACGGACGTCGCTAAAAAAATGAGTATTTCTAACATATAAAGACAAATGGGAGGCGGTTTATTACAGCTCGTAGCCTATGGCGCTCAAGATGCATATATTTGTGGGAATCCTCAAATCACTTTCTGGAAGGGACTTTACAAACGTCACACGAACTTTGCGATGGAACCCTTCAGAATCAATTTAACAGGTCAAGCTAATTGGGGAGTAAAACACTCAGCAATTATAGGTCGTCATGCTGATCTTTTGTATTCAACATATCTTGAGGTTATTCTCCCGTATGGAGTATCATTTAACAATGACCAAGGTCGACTTGGTTATAATTTAATTCGTTATGCTGAACTCGATATTGGTGGACAAATTATTGATCGTTTGTATGGTGAATGGCTGTTCCTATGGGATTGTTTATCATCAGATGTGTCTACAGGACTCAAGTTACACAGAATGGTAGGAGCAGACCAGAATTTTAACTCAGGCACCACTTCATTTACAGCTCCCACCAGTTGTGATGCTGGACAATCTGGTCGCGTGAGCGCACCCACTTCAATTGTGTATGTTCCTCTTTCTTTCTTTTATACACGCAACCCTGGAGCAGCCCTTCCTCTTATTGCTCTTCAGTACCACGAAGTAAAGATTAACATTCTCTGGAACGATCCTCAATTCGTATCGGGAACCGCAGCAAATAGTGTAACGGCCCCCCAGCAAGCAGCTCTCTATATTGACTACATTTATCTTGACGTGGAAGAGCGTCGTCGCATGGCCCAGCAGTCCCACGAGTATCTCATTGAACAGACCCAGTTTAACGAGGACAAAGGAATTAGTTCTGCCAACAATCGTATTGACTTAACGTTTAATCATCCCGTGAAAGAACTTGTTTGGGTTGTCCAGCCTGAGACATATACCAATTGTAAGCTCAATGCGGCGAACACTCGTCTCAGGCCGTTCACATATGATCAGGATGCTATAAATGAACAGTGGATTCAAATCAATGGTCAAGATCGTCTTGATCGCCGGTATGCCAGTTATTATAACAAAGTTCAACCGGCTCAGCACCACACGGGCAGTTTTGATGCAGTAAAAACATTAAACGGATATGTTCATATAGGAAATAATTATAATAACCAAAGTTACCAGAAAGGCGCTTACATGTATTCATTTGCGCTCCGACCGGAAGAGCATCAGCCGAGCGGCACGTGCAATTTTTCACGTATCGATACAGCAACAATTGTAATGAGTATTAATGGAACGGTATCGATTAATGATAACAATGATGCTACTTGGAACGTTCGTGTGTACGCAGTGAACTACAACATTCTCCGCATCATGAGCGGTATGGCTGGGTTGGCATACAGCAACTAAACGTACTTCTCTCCCTGACAAATTCGACATACGCTTTCTGGTTCAAACTTATCTTTGCCAGTTTGGTTGCATGACAAACATTTTTGTCTTGCGTTTTCCTGAGAAACCTGCTTCATTTTTTGGAGATACAAAATAGCATCCATCAACTCTTCCTGCATGTGATTAACCCAATCTAAAAAACTTAAATCTGTGCGATCTAAATTTGTGCCGTATTTACGTTGGCCAAATTCAGAACGTTGTTTAAACTTTTCTACAACATTTGTCACAACAGAATCCATTTAAAAATTTAAGTCATCCAATCTTTAAACTCCGTAACAAGAAATCATATCTGGTTTCAAGAGTTCATTTAAGATGTACACAAATGCAGCTCCTGGATGTTCTGCTGTTTTAATCATGTTTTTCAAACTTTTGGTATCCCAATTAATTTGGAAATATAAAGAAAGCTTTTTATGAAGGCGGTCAAGAAAACTTAGTCCACCGTCATAATTTTCATCTTCGTTATGATACACATAATCAATCATTAACAACACTTCTGGTGTAATTTCATATTCATCATTCATGTTGTCAAGTATTTCATCGACTTCAGCTTGAGTCTTACGATATTCTTCTGAAATATACATTTTGTTTAAAAATATAAATATTTAAGTATATAAATCCATTTTTACCAATCAACAACGATTTCTTCCATCTTGATATTCCCTTCTGCTTTCTCTCCTTCTTCTACACGGACATTAGCCGCTTGAAGTTCAGCATCAAACACAGATGCTTCTTCATCTGCGCCTTCAGGTAACTTAGTTTCATCGACTAGAATATCTACAAACCCTGTACCACAAGGAGGCTTTTGACCAAACATAATGTTTGCCGACACACCCTTCATGTTATCATAATCAGCAGAGATAGCCGCATTGAAGAGATGCTTTGCGGTTTCCTCAAATGAAGACTTAGCAAGAACACCCATTTCATCGTTCTTGTTCACACCTGCGCGATCAGCTGAGAGAATGTAACCTGGAGCAGTCATTGAGTCAATCAACGTAATCATGTGGTGGTAGTTCACAAATTCACGAGTAAATACTTCCATAAATTCTTCATACAACGAAATTCTTGCTGCTTCAATTCCAAAGATTTCATTTACCTCATGGAGATCGTTTGAGAATGACTTGTAAGGATCAGTATTTGGATTCAACGCAATATCGAGCAAATTAGTACCCTCTACAGTCAGCATATGCTGCTTCACAGGCACGTATCCACCAACTTTTTCATCATACATTAATTCCTTATTTACTTCAGTTGGGAAAACACGACCAATACCATCAACACCAGTGATAATAGTGTCCAAAAGCTTATCCTCAACGAAACGAAGAGATAACGCATTCTTTATTACATCTGGACTGAAAGCAATGCGCATAATAAGTTTATCCTTGGTATTGATATCGCTGGGAATACATTCAAACACACGTAGTACCTTATTATTTTGAATTTTTGTTGCAATCATTGACATATCAATCATGCTTGGAAGTGCTGCTACCTTCAAGTGATCTAATTCAAGACGAAGAATCCATGGAGAGGCACAAACTTGACCATGTGTTACTGAAAACTTTTCATATGATTTTAGAATTTCAGCATCTTCTTGGACAGCAGTATTTGATGACAGGGGATCTGGATCATAATAGATACGAACTGACTTCGTAAGATCTCTCAATGTTGTCTTTTGAACTTCTTTCATCATTAGAATGGCTGTATCGTACGATGTGGCAATGTTCTCCTTCAAATAGATGAAGTTCAAAGGATTCTTTGGGTTATGTGTGGCAGACAATAGTTCGCCAATACGAGGAACTCCCTGAGTAGCATTTGCCTTAATAGTACCTGCTGAGTGGAAAGTGTTCAAAGTAAGCTGAGTAGTAGGTTCACCAATAGATTGAGCAGCCAGTGTTCCCACCATTTCACCAGCATGGACTTTTGATTTGATATACTTGAATCGAATCTCTTGAAGCAACTCGTTGAACATTTCTTTGCTGAGACGAAGATCTACAATTGATCTCTTTGGCGCTAAGTAGTATCTCAAAAGAATATGAAACACTTTGTTTACTGCGAATAGTGATTCAGTTGTCATCTTGTTAAGCTGCTCAACCACATAATCTGGAGTTAAATCAGTTTTTGTTGCGTAGGAGTTACGATACTTTTCAGTGATACGCTGAAGGTGTACTGGGGCATATACTACATCATTCTTCACATATCTAAAGACATCCTTAACTAGAGTATCACGATCTTTCAAAATTTCTTCAATCATATCTGGGGGATTTTCACCAACATCTTCTGAGCATACTTGTTTAAGAATATCAGCACTTACAGCAAATCTCTTGTATACATCTTCTAAACTCATCATCCCAAGTTCACACGGTTGGTGTTCTACACAAATGCTATCAATGCCATCTCCGCCATAATTAAATTGAATAATTGATCCATTTACGTTACGAACAGTTCCATCATATTCTACATGGAGATCTTCCATATTCTTCACAAGCTTACGTTGAATGTAACCTGAATCTGAAGTCTTAACCGCAGTATCAATCAAACCTTCGCGTCCTCCCATAGCATGGAAGAAGAACTCGGCTGGCTTGATACCTTGAATAAAGCTGTTCTCGACGAATCCACGAGATTCAATACCGTGATCATACTTGGCAAAGTGTGGTAATGTTCTGTCTTGTAAAGTATATTGTACTCGCTTACCTGCTACGTTTTGCTGACCAAGCATGGCAATCATTTGAGAGATGTTCAATTTATCACCCTTAGCTCCAGAACCACCATCACCATTCATTTGAACGATACGGTTCTCCTTAGGAAGACTCTTGATGATCTTTTCTGAAACAGTTGAAGCAATTTGGTTGAGGGCAATTGAAATCTTGTTTTCAAGCTCTTCTCCATCTGGTCTTCCCGAGTTATTCAAGAATGTGCCGGCATGAACGCTTGAAAGAATTTCAGCAACTTCCTTCTTTCCCTTGTCGATTGTTTCTTGAATAAAAGCTTCAGTTTCTGCGTCAGCAATCAAATCAGAAGTACCAACTGAAAACCCTTGGAAAAGATTGAACTTTGTAACTACGTTTTGGATTTCATTGATAAATTGACCGCATCTTTCTGGACCGAACTCATTGTAAATCAAGTGAATCATACCCTTGGAAGCAGAACTGAAAGCTCCCTTGTTCATTCGACCACTCACCAATTTTCCATCCTTTACTGTGATATTTCCTGGATTATGGTTTACTAAAGGAAATGTGCTTGAAATCAATTCAGGACCACTGGCATCCTTATTCTTGCGTTTGAATGAAGCAAGAGGCTTTTTAGTTCTTACCAAAATATTCATAGCAACATGCTCGGGGATCATCACATTTGGATCAGAAATTCTGAAAGCGCCAGTCATGGTATCTTGAACAATTTCAATGATAGGCGAATTCTTGCGAGGTGAAATAATTTGTCGAAGAACAGATGCCAAATACTTAAGTTCGGTTGCTGCTGTAATTGATTGAGGTACATGCATGTTCATTTCATCACCATCAAAGTCAGCGTTATAAGGCTTTGTAGCTGAAACGTTCAAACGGAAAGTTGAATAAGGAAGAACCTTAATTCTGTGACATTCCATAGAACCCTTGTGAAGAGATGGCTGACGGTTGAATAAAACTACATCTCCATCAATCAAGTGACGGTGAACAATATCTCCTTCTTTCAAATCAATACGATCAACATTTACATACTTCAAACTGAGTGTTCTCTTGTCGTCCTTCAAATAGATTGACTTTGCGCCTGGATGCTTTCCTGGACCATTCTTAACGTAACTCATAAGACGATCACGATTGTAAGGTGTTACAATTTCTGGAAATGTTAAGTTAATAGCAATTTCTTCAGGTACACCAAGCTCATCAAGTTCGATATTTGGATCAGGAGTAATAACTGAACGAGCAGAGAAGTCTACTCGCTTACCCATAAGGTTTCCTCTTACACGACCAGTCTTTGCGCCAAGACGAGATTTGAGTGTCTTCATAGGACGACCAGAACGTTGTGCTGAAGGATTGATACCCTTGATATCGTTATCTACATATGTTGCAACGTGATATTGAACAAGACTAGTATACTTATCAATGATATCTCTTGAATCACCCTTGTCAATTCTGTCACGAAGTCTTTGGTTATCACGAACAATGTTGATCAATACGTGAGTCAAATCATCTTCCATACGTTGGTTATCTTCCATCACTGAAGGGCGAACCGAAAGAGGAGGCACAGCAAGAACTGTACAAATCATCCAATCGGGTCTGCTAAACTTGGGATTAAATCCAATAAGTTCAATATGCCTGTCAGACATACGCTGAAAGCAACGAAGAACCATTTCAGGTTGAAGAGGGATTGGGTCAGCTGTTTCATCACAAGTCTTTGCTTCAAGAGAGAGCGGTGCTACAGCAACGTTAACGTCTTGACGGTCAACCTTCTTGATTGCTGATGAACCACAGTGAGGACAAGCACATGTATCTTTTAAGTCCTTTGTTTTATAGTCTTTTGTACGCTCGCGAACTGCATCAAATCTGTCTACACCAGTAAAGAGTTTTTCAAGTCTTTCAAGTTCTTCATCTGGCAAATATGGGTTTGAGCAATTCATACACACAATTTGTAAAATCTTTTGAATGTACTCAAGAAATTGGTAAAGATATACTGGCCTTGCTAAGGTAATGTGTCCAAAATGACCAGGGCATGCTAAGTTTGTTTGCTTACATGTAGGGCATGTCTTCCCATTTTCAATAACGCCAAACCGAGCATCGAAAACACCTCCTGGCACTGGCTGATTTCCCTGATAAGTTTTATCAGTAATTACCTCAACCACACTTCTTTTTACGATGTCATCTGGGTTTGCAATGCCAAATTGAACTCCAATAATAGTGTCTCCCATTATATTTATATTCTATGTATTGTCTCTATATTGTTCCATTTTCAAATACCGAGCGTTAATTTAAGAGTCATTTCCCAAAATTCATCATCTGATATGATTGCGTTAACAAGCTCCGGGGCAAACCTGTTACCAAGGTTCATTGCCCAATTTTCAAACTCTGGACCCATTCGGTTCTTAAATTTACCCTTCTCTCTAATTTTAGATCGTTTCAAATCATAGAAAATCTTATGAGTTACTTTTTCTGTCTCATAAGGTGTTTCACTTTCATCTTTGAGTAATCTTACTTTTTTATACCACTCTTCCATTAATAGAATATAAGATGAAAACAAGAAAGTTAAAACTCAAGTCTATTAAGCCATCGCATAAAAAGGATAAGAAATGGGATGCAACTTTTGTGTATCCAGATGGTCACACAAAGGTAGTACCGTTTGGTCAAAAAGGTTATTCAGATTATACCAAGCACAAAGATAAAACGCGTAAGCAAAGATATATTAACCGCCATTCTGGTATGGGAGAACATTGGAATAAACCGGATACTCCCGGTGCTTTGAGCTTACACGTTCTTTGGAACAAGCCAAGTTTCAGAGCTTCTGTTGCGGATTTTAAGAAAAGATTTAATTTATAGGTATAATCTTTGTAAAGAAGTCATTAAACGTAAGAGATTTGTTTGATTCTAAATACAATCTTGCTGTTCGATTGAAAGATTGAATGTACAGAAAGATAATTGTTCCAATTACAAAAGGATACCAAGATTCCATTAATCATAATTTATAAATCAAATTTCTATGTACAACGTAATGAAAGACTTTTTAGATAAATGGATTACTTCGATAAATTGGAAGAGAGGCAGTTTTTCATTTCTTCCAATCTTTTTTGGAGTTATGATGGCATCTTTGGATGTTGTTATGATGAGTTTAGGAAAATTGACATCTAAGGGAAAAATTGCTTATGGCACAGCATTACCAATAGCAACTCTTGTATACGCAGCAGAACCGTACATCTTTTTTAAATCACTCAACTATGAATCGCTAACTGCTATGAACCTAATTTGGGATTTGACTTCCGATGTAATAGTAACAATATTTGGTGTCTTTTACTTTGGAGAGTCAATCAAAGGTCTTCGTTGGTTAGCGGTATTATTCGCCATATTTTCACTTGGGCTGTTCGCTTACACAGACTAAAGTAATGACTCCCTTGTAATTCTAAAAGTTCGTTTATGATCTCTATCTTTAGTTCTGAATCCGTTTGGTAGCCGCCGACACGTCTTGCCACGATATGTTTTCTTTTGGCACCCCGATTTGAAATACATAACTCTAGAAACATATCCACGATATGTAGGCATTTGAGCTTTAATTACAGAAGCAAGTTCATTCAAAAGCCCATACATCCATTTCATGTAGGACTTTTGAGAATCTAAAGCAACTTCATTATTTTCCAAATATTCTTGAAACTTTGATCTCATTGGTTCAAATGGATATACTTCAGATAACTTATGAATAAAAGTACGTTGAGTAGCCATATCTTTTTCTTCTGGTTCACTCGGATAGTTTACTGCAATTGAAAAAAGAAAATCACGACCTGGTACAGAATTTGGTTTCATAGACATATACTTCTTTTTGACTTCTTCAAAAGATGGATCTTCTCCTGGATTTACAACTGCCGGATCATCCTTACATTGAGTTCTCAATTTATGATTAACTTTATTATGTAGTTCGTATGCCCATTTTCCAGTATCTTTTATCATTGGAAGTTCTTTCGTGTATTGACTAGTACTCTCTCTACAAAACTTACAAGGTAGAATATCTTTCACCATCAAAAGAAACTCCTGCGGATTTGGTGATCGAAATGATATTAGGTGGATTAATTGCCATCCACTTGGGCCCCAGAATCTGGTATCCATTACTTTTAACACTAAAAAGAATCTGATATCAAATTAAAATGGGTGCTACAACTATTGTAAATTTTGCCGTTGCTTTTTATCTTGGTGCTGCTTTAAAGGATTTCTTTGGATCAATTGCTCGTGATTTGGTTGCTCCTTTTATTGCTGCAATCTTCCCTACTGCTCAGCAATCTGTTGACAAAATTACAATTCAATTGGGTCCAGTAAAGTTGAGTGTTGGTGACGCAATTGGAGCAACTGTTAACTTGATTGTTGCCATGATTGTTCTTTATTTGACTCTTCCCTATATTCGTGAGTATGCTCCTGTAGGTGGACGCATGAAGTAAAATCGTTGAATTTAATAAAGGATGGAAATTCTAAACAAAATTACAGAGAGTGTCACTGGTGCATACCAACAAGCAAAGGAGGCTATTCAAGGTCCTGCTCAACAAGCGGTGGATTCTACTGGATTGAGTAACATAAATCCAAGTGGCGTTGCTCCAGAATCTCCAGGAGTAACAACAACTGGTGGTAAGAGAGGTGGTCGCAGAAAGACTCGTAGAACCAAAAAGTCTAAGAAAACAATTCGTCATCGTAGATAGTAATGAAACATAAAGGTGGAGTTCCTCCGGTTTTTCGTAAATCTACACAAGAAGAACGAAAAACAACTGTAAAAAAATCAGTTAGTCAGCAATTAAAAGAAATTCAAGAAAAACCTCGACAACGCGAAAGAAGTGCCGTTTCTCAATTGTATCTAAAACCTAAATCTCCATTTACTCCCCCAGGCCCTTCAACTGCTGGTCGTCGCAAAACTCGAAAACTTAAACGTCGATCTTAAAATTAGTCCAACCTCCTCTAGGATACTTTCCGTATTGGGTTTCCAAACGTTTCTCCAATTCGGAAGGCTGTAATGTTCGCTGATCATTTTCGTCTTTCCATTGCTTGAAAATTCTCTTTAAAGTTGGCTTATCAACTTGAATGATTTCGTCACCTTCTTCGATAGGCAGGATCTTCTCTGCAATAAACTTGGCAATTCCATCATTTTCATTACGATATTCTGAAGTGTACTCCAAAACTTTGGGAGGAGCTACCAACTTGCGAAGCCCCTTACCTTCTTTTAGAACATGTACCATATATGAAAGGAATGGCGTTGCCCATTCTACAGAATTTACCTTAAATTGAATTGATTCATCAAGAGGAAATTCGTTCAATGCTGTTGGGTTAGGGACAAACTTTGAAATAAAGTTGATAACCACTAAACGTCTCCAAGTTCCTCCATCAGTCGTATTGATCTTTGGCTTATCGTTACAAGCAAGATGAAACTTAGCTTGTACTTCAAATTCACAACCAGACTTAAACAAATCACGAGCGTACATCTTTTCTCCTGAAGTGATTTCCTTCATCAAACCGGTGTTGAGCGCAATAGCCTCATCGGGTTCCTGCATAGTTACGAATCTTCTACCTTTCAATCTTGCTACTTCAGGAGCAGCAGAACCAGAGCTCTTTCTCTTTTGGGTAAAGAGTGAAATAGGCACAGTACATGAGTAATCACCCAAAGCTTTTGCCATCAAGTTGAGAATCATTGATTTACCGTTTGATCCAGAACCGGTCATAATATGAAACTTTTGAGCTGTATTGCCTCCAAGAATGTTGGTTGCCAAATGCTTCATAAAGTATTCACGAACTTCCTTATCTGGTAAAACTTTTTTGATAAATAGTTCTACTTCTGGCCAAGTTGGGTATTCATAATAAGGCCTATCTGGTTCATAATCAATTCCAGTACTAAACGAAATGTAATCTTCTGGTTTGCCATCACGAAATGTGAAATCTGAAGTTGTCATATCAAGAACTCCATTATTGAAAGCGATCAAATCCTTATTTGAATCTACCTTCTTTGTGAATTCTTCATCAAAGAATAACTCTCGACATTCCTTCATGATGTTAGCTTTGAAAGCCGTCTTCTTGAGTTGTGTGAATATCTTGTGGTAATCTTCCTTTTCCTCATTCAACTTACAAAATTCACAAACTCCACAATCTTTCTTGTCTTCCTTATCACCAACACATTCTGTAAGTTCTCGTTCACTCATTTCTTTCATGATGAGTGCTTCCTTATCAAAGAAGATTTTCGCAACTTGCTTAGAAAGCTTCATAAGAAGGTCTACGCCAGAATCAGTTTCACGCCAAATATGACCGGTCCAGCGATACCAAATATTATTCTTAAAATCACAGCACTTATAGTTATCACGAAACTTAGCATAAATAACAGAAGCAACATCATGCTCAGTACAACTTCTGGCTGCATTCAGTAGACGATCTACGTTATTCTTTTCAATTTCGTCATAACCGTCACGATCATCTTCACGCGACCAATATCGGAGAGTTCCTTCACCTAAGCGATCACCATCGTTACGAAATGTTAGGGAATTCCACTTTTGAATACAATCTGCTTCATTGTATTTCTTTTCATCTTGAGAACTGAAGTCCAGAAATACGTCTAGAAGATCAGGATGAATATTGTGAAGACAAAGTGCAACCTTTAACCAATCATCGTAACTATCGGCACGAGAAGGATCCAAATTCATGACATGTGCTTTCAGGTACTCTCGCTTTTCGGGATCAAGTTGAACAAAGATTCTTCCATTTGGAGAAGACGCACGAGAGTTTGGCTTTTCACCTCGCTTAGCTGGTCGACCAACTCTTGGCTTTCCCCCCGAAATTCGTACATCGTCATTCTTTGCTGTTTTTGTCTTACCATAAAGAGCCTTTCCTGCTTCGGTCATAACAGTTTCAGGCTTCTCTTCACGCAAAGATAAGTGTCTCAGCAGGTCAACTGAAATTTCTGGGATTTGTGTGTTTACAGTAATGTCGTTTCCATCGTAATTCAGAATATAAACAATCTTGTATGGAGTAGAATTTGGATCGGGCTTACGAGATCCATAAAGTGTCCATTGCTGAGAACGATTCAATACCTGTTCATCATAAACCTTGTCCCAAGGATCTTTCAAAGGAAGATCGGGGAAGAACTCTTCCATACGCTTCAAAAGAGTTCTTCTAACATTTTGTTCAATGTATTTATGAGTACAAACGGAGGGAACCACAATGTGAATACCCGACTTACATCTTTGCTTCTTTTCATCAAATGTAGGTTTGCGCTTTTCCATAACATATACTTCAGTTAGCTCTGGAAGAGTTAGAAACTCCTTCATAGCATCCATGTATGCTTTTGCAAACTTTACAACTTGATCTTGAGTGTGAAGATGCTTATCAGTTCTTTGTTCATAGATAAAGTCCAAATCTACTCTCAGAGGACCAATTTCACGTGGCTTTTCTGTTAAATACAGATGACAGCCATCATTGATTGCTTCCAAATATAGATCATAAAATTCGGACATCTTATCTTCCGGAATAAAGAACTTGCCCTTGTCCATTGAGGTGTGACTGATTACGCCATCACCTCTATTATTATCAAGAAAACTCTGTAGACGCTTCTTAGATTCCATGAGTATGTTGACCCAAGACAATTATTTGGCAGCCCATCCATTTTGAACGAACACAAAAATGGAATTTACAATGAATAGAGGAATATAAGTAAAGAATGAAGTTTTGTCCTGCTTGTCGTAATATGCTTTATGGTATCGAAGAAGATACAGTTGATGGAGTAAAAACAGCCGTACGATCTTGTAGAAAGTGTGAATATAAGGAGCCTATCAGCAGAGATAATCCTATTATTTATGAACACTCTTTGAAGGAAGATAAGTCTGTTAGATTGGTTATGAATCCATATATGAAGAATGATCCTACACTTGATCACTTTTCAAATATTATTTGTCCAAATAAGGAATGCCCTTCTAGAACAGGAGCTGCAAAACCCGATGTCGTTGCTGTTGAAATTAATGAAAAATATTTAGTTTGGATGTACCAGTGTGTTAACTGTGATACAACATGGAAGCAAAATGCTGCTTTAAAGTAAATGGGACGTACACAAGCTCGTCGTATGTGCGATTGTATCAAAGATGTTAAACGTAAAATAACATTGAGGAGAAAATTGGCTAAAACCAAAGAAGGAGC